GGGCGGACGAACCGCCTCCGAGTTCGAAGTACACAGGTATGGCGCGTGGACTTTTTATGACGGGGGGAAAGGTGTTTATGTCCATGACCCCGTTGAAAGAAGCGTGGGTACTGGATGAGCTTATGCTGTCCGGTAGGCCCGACGTTTGGTACATCCCCGACCTGTCGATATGGGACAACCCCGATATGTACGGTCACGATGTCGCCACCCTGAGAAGTTCGGGCCTCGACGATTCCGAGATAAAGGAGTTCTTCCGCATCCAGCGCGAATGCTGTGAGAAGGAAAAGCCCCTCGACGACGCGGAGAAGTACCTTGAGGCGATAGTGGGCGACCTTGCACGGGAGGCTATTGTCAGGATGAGCATTCACAGGTTCATCCTCGACATCCCGATAGAGGAACGCTTCCCCCGTCTGTTCGGTACGTTCAAGGCACTCGTCGGCCTCGTGTTGAAGACCTTCAACCCCAACGTACACGTTATCGAGCCCTTCAAGGTCCCCACCGACTGGATGGTTACGGCGTTGATCGACATCCACCTTAACAAGCCGCAGGCGGTGTCTTTCTTCGCCACCGACCCCAACGGGCGCAACTACATCATCGACGAGATATGGGAGAACCTTTCGCCGGAAGCGATAGCCGACGAGATCGCGCGGAGGAAGAGGAAGAATATGTGGCGTCTTACCCGGTGCGAGATAGACCCCCTTTCGCGGGGCGACTCCGCTTACGTCAGAAACAGGCTCGGCACCGTGCAGGACTCCTACGACATCATAGCGAAGAGGCTTTCGGCAAACGGCATCATGCTTCGTGCGGCAAGCAAGGACAAGGACTCCGGCGTCCGCAACCTCAACAACTGGTTGAAGGGCGTCAACGGGCTTCCCACCCTGTACGTCTTCAACACCTGTAAGATGCACCTCTGGCAGATTTCCCGGTGGGTGTACGACGACCAGGGCAAGCCGAAGAAGGAACACGACGACTTCCCCGAGAATATGTACCGCTTCACCTTGATGAACGTGAAGTTTATTCCGCAGGCAGAGCTTACGGCTCCCTTGCAAAACTACGACGCGGGGGTGGCTTAATTGCGTAACGACACCGAAATGAAGAAACTCGCCATCGACAGGTTGAGGTCGTGCAAGACCGATATGGACACCCTTCGTTCGTGGCGGGCGCAGACCTTCAAGAAGTACATGGGCGAGAAGTACGGGAACGAGGAGAAGGGACGCTCTCAGGTCGTGATGACCGACATCTCCGATACTGTTGAATGGATTATGCCCGCGCTCATGCGGATATTCCACGGCGGGCAGGATGTCGTCCAGTTAAGACCGCAGGGGCCGGAGGACGAGGCCAACTGCAAGCTCATGGAAGAGAAGTTGAACTTCGACTTCCTCAAGCAGAACAAGGGCTTTCTCATCACGCATAACTGGTTCAAGGACGCGCTTCTCTATAAGGCGGGCGTAGTCAAGTACCACTGGAAGAAAGCGGAGTCCCACCAGAAGAAGAAGTACAAGGGTCTGACTCAGGGTGAGTACGAGAACCTTGAGAACGACGACGAGTTTATCGTTGACGAGGTGACGCCGAAACTTGTCAGGACGGAGTGGGTCTTCGACGGGTTTCAGGACGTTCCCAACGACATATACGAGTACGACGTAAAGGGACGGCAGATAATCACCGTCAGCAAGCCCGTTATCGAAGTCCTTCCGCCGGAGGAATGCATCTTCGACCTGAAAGCGAAGGACATCCCCTCGTCAAAGATATTCGCCCACCGCAAGGTCGTGACGAAGGACGACTTCAAGAAGTACAACAAGGACGAGAAGGACATCGGGGCAGAGATAGCCAACGGCATGAACGACCCCGAATACATCGCCCGGTTCGACGACCTCGGAGGGGTGCAGTTCATTTCCCCCGACCAGAACGGGGAAGAGTTCTACCTGTACGAATGCTACGTGGACGACAGGGACGACGCGGGAGAGAAGGTTCCCAAGAAGGTAACGATAGCCGGGGATGAAACACTCGACATCGAGGACAACACCTATGACCGCCCGCCCGTCTGCGTCATCTCCCCCATCGTCATTCAGCACAGGATAATGGGACGTTCCATATCGGAACTGGTGGAGGACATCCAACTCCTGAGAACCGCGCTCATGCGGTACATCCTCGACAACATTTACTTCCAGAACAACGGGATGAAGGTTGTGAACCCGTACCGTATCAACGTGGACGACCTGATAAACGGCAACAGACCGGGTGGCATCATCAGGACAACGGAGGACATCGACCCGGCAACGGCTATTTTCCCCGTCCCCATCGCCCCGCTTCCCCAACACGTCATGTCCATCGTCGAGTACATCGACGGCATCAGGGAGAACAAGACGGGCGTAACGAAATACAATCAGGGCATGGATTCGGAGAGCCTCAACAGGACGGCATCGGGCATCTCGCAGATCATGACCGCTTCACAGCAGAGGCTTGAACTTATCGCCCGCATCTTCGCCGAAACGGGATACCAGGACTTGATGCGCGCCCTCGTGGACATGAACATCAAGTTCTTCGACAGGGAACAGTTCGTCAAGGTCAACGACGACTGGGTATCAATCAACCCCGACATGATAAGCGGGTACTACGACGTAATCATCGACGTAGGCATCGGCACGGGCAACAAGGAGATGGTCTTCAACCAGCTCACGAATATGCTCAACACCTACACGGGTGTCATGGGAAAGATGGTTCAACCGGGTATGCCGCAGATCGTCGGGCCTCAGAACATCTACAACATCCTGAAAGAGATGTGGCAGATACAGGGGTTCAAGAATGTGGACAGGTTTGTAACCGACCCGAACACGGCGGCAATGCAGATGCCCCCTATGCCCCCTCCGAACCCCCTCATGGAACAGGACGGTGCTACACCCCCCAACCCCATGATGACGGGCGGGATACCCGTTAACGGGCCGCAAGGAGGCAACCCGAATGTTTGACAGGAAGAAACTTGAGCAGGACGTAGAGATTGGCAACAAGGCATCGGAAATATACCAGACGGAGATCGTGCAGAACTTCTTCCGCGAGATACGGCTTAGAACGATCGATTCATGGGAGAAGTCGCACGACACCGATCTGGAAGGCAGGGAGAAAGCGTACCTGTTCCTGAAACCCGTCAGGGGTTTTGAGAACACGTTCAAGACCGCGATGGACACAGGGAAAATATCATCGGAAACACTCGACAAGCTCCGCGAAGGGGCGTTCGAGAACTTATAACGGCAAGCCGCAAGGCACCGTAGGAGGAAACATGGCTTTTAACGATACAGACGAAACAGACACGATGTTTTCCGAAGGCGAAGGGAAATCACTCTTTGAAATGGAGTCATGGAATGAAGATGTGACCAATCCCGAAGGCGACGAACCTAAAAAGAAGGAACTCGAAACAGGGACAACCGGACAGGAAGGAGAAGCCGAACCGGAAGGGAAAACGGACGGTCAGGAAGACAAGCCGGAATACTACACCGTCGAGGAATTGAGGGAGTTAGACCCCGACGACCTCGACACCACGAAGATACCGCCGGAACTGCAACCAATCTACAAGTCCTTTCAGAAGGGCTACACAAAGAAGTTCCAGTCTCTTGCGGACGAGAGAAAACGGCTTGAGGAAGAAAGGTCGAGGGCCGCACAGCCCCCGCAACAGCAAGGTGCGGAGCCAACCGATATTTACAGTGTTTACGCCCGTGACCCGCGCAAGGTCGAACAGGCGATAAACGACGAGATATTGAAGCTCGAAGACACCGACCCGCTGGGGGACGACTACAGGCCCGCAAGGAAGCGCATACGGGAACTGGAAAACCTGCGCGACGACCTCAGAGACAAGCACAGGCAACACGAAGAGAAAAAGCGAAGTGTCGATTCTCTGACCGAAAGGGTAGTCACCGAGATACGGAAGATACCCGACTTTGATAAACGGAAGGACGCACTTGAAGAGATCGCAATCGGATACGGGATGACAAAGCAAGACCTTGCCCTTATCACCAATCCCCACGTAACGGGGGAAGTGTCGGCAAAGGTCGTGAAACTGCTTAACGCCATCTACGAGGAACGAAGCGCAAACGTCAAGGGCAACCTGAAAAAGAAGGAAGTCAAGCCCGACCCCACGAAGGTTGAGGGTGCCGGTGGGGGTAAGCAGGAAAAAGACCCCGCAGACGGCGACAAATGGACAGAGAAAGACTACTTCGCCATGAGGACAAAAACCAACTCATTGTAGCGAAGGAGGAAACAAACAATGGCATTTAACTGGACAACCCAGAGTGGTTATTTGACGAGCGGTATGCTCAACAAGCAGTTTCAGAAGGCGGCCATGCCCCTGATGAAGTTCCGTCAGTTCGTCAGCATGAAACAGGCTTTCGGCAAGAACAAGGGCCAGACGGTAAACTGGCTTAAAGTCGGCAATCTCGCCGCAAACGGCAGGAAACTCGCTGAGACAAGCACCATCCCCGAATCGAGCCAGTCCCTTACCTGGGGAACGGCAACGCTGGACGAGTACGGCATCAGCGTACCTTTCACCTTCAAACTGGAAGCACTCTCCGAGTTCGACATCAAGCAGATCGTCCGTGACGGCCTTCTCGACGACGCCGCAAAGGTCATCGACGGGAGCATCGAGCGCGCATTCGACGAAACGCCCCTCCGCTGGGTCGGGACATCCGCCACGGCGGGTTCTCTCACCACAGACGGCACGGCAACATCAACCAACTCATCCGTTCTCAACCTCTATCACCTCCTTGAGATGAAGGACTATCTCAAGGCGCGGAACGTCCCCGGCTACGGTTCGCTTGAAGGCGATTACGTCTTCATCG